AAAAGTCTGGAAAGTATCTCCTCACCTTACCATCGGGAGCACGATAGGGAATGATTACCTCTTCGCTCCCCCACTCTATTATTGAGGGGTTGTTATCACAGAACACCATGAACTTTCGTTCCCATAATGATCTATAGATAACACGAGTTGGGTTTCCACGATACTTGCCAGGATTGATGGGTTTATACAATCCAGAGTATGCCATAAATATAGTTGGACCAACATAGGTATTTAGTGTGTCAATCAATCGCTTCTTATCAAGAGTTGCTGCTGATGGAGGAATGTCATCAAGCAATAACTTTGTTGTAAAATTTGGTAGAGCGAAAGCAATTTCTCCACCAACTGGTTTTGATGAGATGATTGAGTTTTTCTGTGACGAAGCTCAATTGCCAAACTTAAATACCGCAGAAGGATCAATGAATGGTCTTTATCTTGGTAGTGGACAGTTAAAATATCCTACCACAAGAGTATTTACTGAATTGCAGTTGGGATTTTCATTGACAGCAAATATGGAGATTCTAAAATATCTGAATACTTGGCATGATTATATTTTTGGAGAGCAAACTAATCCAACCAATCCAAAAGCGCAAAATAGAGTGAATAGGTTGGCATATATGGATGATTATGTTTGTGACATCTATATTCAAAAAACAGAGATTGGTCCATCTAGTACCACAGAAAGAAATCCAATTACTTATGTGATTGAAAGAGCATATCCTTATGCTATTGATGCTGTTCCACTACAGTTTGGATCTACTCAGATAACAAAAGTGACAGCTCAGTTCTCTTACATGAGACATTACACGACTATGAAAGATATCAGAAATATATCTGATTCCATTATTCCTGCTGGCGGTGTTTTAGTTGGTGAGACTGAAATTGGACCAGGAAGATTTAAGCAAGAGTGGTTGCTTCCTAATGGTAAAATTGCCACTACGGAAGGACCAAAGAGAGCAACTGGAACCGCTCCATCAGCACCACCAAAAACAGTTCCAGCACCTCCACCTCAGAGTCAAGCACCAATAAATCCAAGAGATAGAGCGAGAGCACTCGGAACATAATTTCGAAATTGACTTTTCAATTCCATGAAACTGGGAAAATTTTTTCCGCCAATTTTTGGATAAAAAAGTCGCACTAAATATACATATGATCTGGTCTAAACATAATGGCATTACCACAAGTTGTCCTTCCAACGTATGAGTTGGAAATTCCTTCATCAGGCAAAAAAATCAAATATCGTCCATTTGTCGTAAAAGAGGAAAAACTGCTTTTACTGGCATTAGAGACAGAGGATGAAAAACAGATTGAAGATGCTGTAAGAACTCTATTAAAAGGTTGTATCCAATCTCGTGTAAAACTCGAAGATTTGGCAATTTTTGATTTGGAGTATATCTTCCTTCAGATTCGTGCGGTATCTGTTGGTGAAATTATTGAAATGCGAGTAACATGTAAAGATGATGGAAAGACCACCATTAATTACAATTTGAATTTGACTGAAGTCAAGGTAACAATGCCAGAAGACTATTCAAATAAAATTATGTTATCTGAGGATATGGGTATTATAATGAAATATCCATCCTGGACAGAATTTATTGTTGGGTCTGTTATGGGTGCTGATCCTACAGCAGATACCGTACTGAATATAGTTTCTAATTGTATTGATCAAATCTTTGATGGTGAAGATGTATATGATAGATCTACTACTTCAAAAAAAGAATTTTTAGAATTTGTAGAAAATTTGACAAATCAACAATTTGAAAAAATTCAAAAGTTCTTTGATCACTCTCCAAAATTAGAACATAAATTTACGCTTATAAATCCTAACACTGGAGTTGAAAATGAATTTGTAATTGCGGGACTATCCAATTTTTTCGGATAGCACTCTTCCATAATAGTTTGGAGGGGTATTATAAAACTAACTTTGCTTTGATGCAGCATCATAAATATAGCTTGAGTGAAATTGAAAACATGATGCCTTGGGAGAGGCAGGTTTATACCAGTCTCTTAATGCAACATTTGGAACAACTCAAACAAGCACAAGAAGCAGCTAAGCAAAAGTAATGGCACACGGGTTTCTATCATACACAGATACTAGGGGTGAGGTAGATTATCTCAGTAAAATTGGCAAGCTTCTAAAAAAACGTCAAAAAGAGACTGGTAAGAAAGGTCCAAAAGGATCTGGTGATGTAGAGTTAAAAGATACTCCTGAAGGTGTTGAACCAGTAAAAGTAGTAGAAGAAGGTCAAAAGTCACTTGCTGGAAGTGGTCCAAAAGGTCTTCTAAAGGGATCTGCTTTAAGTAGTATTGTTGGTAAAGATCCAAAAGGAGCATTGCCACCAGGAAAAGCAATTCAACCTGAAGTATTGGGTGGTGCTTTATCTAGAATTTCAAGAAAACCAGGCATTGATGCTGGTAGTGATGTTTATGATACGACAGCAGTTAGAGTAGATGATCCTGCTGGTTCATTATCTGGTATTGGAGAACTTATTGTTAGATCTAATAATAATGTTATAGAAGCGATTATGGGCGTACAGCGTGTGACTGTACGTGTTGTTGATAGTGTTGAAAATCTAGGTAGAATGCAGGCTGCTATTGCTGAAAGGCAAATGCAGCAACAAATGCTACTTGCTACAAGAGCAGAAATAGCGGCAGAAAAAAGAGCATTAGCAGCTGGAAGTGATTTATCTGATGGTATCACGGCAGATGCGGCAGGTCAAGGACCACGGAAAGGTGGTGGATTCCTTCAGTTGCCTGGTTTGGGTGGTGTTCCAAGACTGCCAATGGGAAGACGTGGTGGTCCTCTAGCGAGAAGAGCAGGATCTCGTGGTCTTACTAGAGCAGCGACGAGAGCAGGAACAAAGGGAGCTGCTAAAATTGGAGCAAAGGCACTAGGAAAAGGTCTTCTCAAAAAGATTCCTTTAATAGGATTAGGAGCAGGTGCATTATTTGCTGCCGAAAGAGCAATGGCAGGCGATTTTGCTGGCGCTGGTCTTGAATTAGCATCTGGTGGAGCAAGTATGATCCCTGGATTGGGAACTGCTGCTTCTGTTGGTATTGATGCTGCTTTAGCAGGGCGTGACATGGGATTGACCCCATTTGCTGAAGGTGGTATTGTTTCACAACCTACCGTATCGCTCACAGGTGAAGCAGGAAATGAGGGCGTATTTCCACTAGAAGGATCTAGAGGAAAGAAAACTTTCTTGAATTTTGGTAGAGGTGTGTTAGATGCTCAGAAAGAAAGCAAGAAAGATTATGGTAATGTATTAGCAGAAGGTTTTAAACGTTATTTCAGTGGAATGGATGGATGGGGAGATTTAATTAATGCTCTACTTGATATGTTCAAAAAAAGTCCTATTGGCAAATGGTTGGGACTTGATGATGACGGAAAAGATAAAAGGAGATCGAACGGAGGCGGCGGAGGAGGTCCTAGAGGCGGAGCAATTGATGTATCTAAACTTGCTGGAGACACTCCAGAAGCAAAAGCATGGTTAGCAGCAATCAATGCTACAGAAGCAGGTGGTAAGGACAGATACAATAAATTAGTTGGTGGTGAGGTTGTTCCTGAATTGACACAAATGACAATGCAGGAAGTTTATGATATGGCGTATGGAAGTTCTATTGGAGAGGGATATTTACCAGAAAGATTTGGTGGTAGAAGAGTTAAGTATGGAGCAGATTCACATGCTGCTGGTGCCTTCCAATTCCATCCAGCCACAATGATGGCAAGAGTCAAGCAAGCGGGAATGGATCCTAATACGACTTTATTTACTCCTGAGAATCAACAAAAACTTGCTTTAGCGCATTTGATTAATCTTGGTGTTGATCCAAATAAAGCAATGGATTCTGCTTCTTTGGCAAAAGCGGGATCAATGGCAGGATGGCAAGGACTTTCTGTAGAAAACGGTCATATTACAGAAGCTGGTGCCATGAAATTGTATGCAGATATGCTACAGAGAGCAAATGCTGGTGATGCTAATGGAATGGGTAATTTGGGTACTGGATCAAATGATCCCAATCTAGATCTAGATCTAGAAGAGACTCCTAGTTGGACTGAAGCAATTCCGTTTCCCTCAGGATTAAAGCCAGGGCATAGTGGAGCATTAAAAATTGCGGATGGAATTTTTGCTAGAGTAAAAGACGATGGAGATACAGGTAGATGGCAGATTTATAAGCAGAATTGGGGCGGACCAGACAAGGGAGAACTTAGCACTGTTGGTGCCAATAATGCTAAGTTAGAACCTTTGTTGAAGAAGAGAATTGAAGAATATAATAAAACCACTGGTCTCGGTCCACAAGCTAATGCTGGTGATTTAAGTCCAGCAAAAGATGATGCTGCAGCACTATCAACTAAATCAACAGAAATTGCTATGGCAAATCTTGGTGGCGGAGGAACAGTTATTAATAATACTACATATGTTACTGGTGGACAAAATGGAGGAGGAAATTCTCCTGGCAATGTTCCTATGGGAATTAGTAGTAGAGATACTGGAACAAGTGCTTTCCATGAACTTGGTTTGAGGACTATAGGATAATGGAAAAATTTGGATCTAATACAGATTTTCGTCTGAAGAGTGTAAGAATTTTTCCCAATAATGGGAAAAAACCATATGAAATTGGACAGTTAATCAATGCATTCAATTACGTTGAAAGTATTACTAATCCATTTCTATCAGCAACAATGGAAGTTGTTGATAGTGCTGGGTTATTATCTGGACTACCTATTCAAGGTGGTGAGACTATCGAAATCACAGTTCAAACTAACATTAGGGAAGAAGCAGTTACTTATAGCATGGTAATTTGGACCCTAGAAAATAGATTTGTCAGACAACAAAAGCAGTCATATACACTTGGACTAGTTTCTGCTGAAGCTCTTATTAATGAAGTTACTAGAGTCAATAAACCACTTTCTGGCAATCCAGAAAGTATTATTATAGATCTTCTCAAAAACACATTAAAAGTATCAAAAGATGTTTTTTCTGAACCATCCAAATTTGAGACAAAATTAATTCCTAATAGACGTAGACCATTTGATATTATTGCTTCGTTATCGGTAAAAGCAGTATCACCACAAGCAAATTATACATCTACCAACAGTAGTAACAAGAATGAAACGGCACAACAAGTAAAGGGAACAGGTGGATTTTTCTTTTGGGAATCAAAGCGTGGATATAATTTCTTTGCCGTAGATTCTTTATGTGCTGATGATAGTAGCAAATTAAAATCAAAGAAATTGAAATCTCAATCTTGGGGTCCTTATGTAGAAAGATTGGGTAACCAGGATGATGGTGCTGATGAAAGATTTACGATTTATGAATCAGTATTCAGTTCAGAAATCAACATCCTTTCTTCACTGAGAAAAGGTAAGTATTCAACAATGATGGTATTCTTCAATCATTCTACGGGACAGTATGAAGAATACGTTTACAAGATCAAGGATAGTTATGATAACATGGCACATCTGGGCGGACAGGAAGGAATTACGTTGATTCCCTCAAATCAGATTGAATTATCTGATTATCCTACTAGAATCATGTCTGTATTCTTAGATCACGAAACATGGTATAATGAAGCAAAGCCTGCTTCACCAGATCCAAAAGATGGTGGAACAGATCCAACTAAATTTGCCGATTGGCAAAAGTTTTACATGGCACAATCTGTAGCAAGATATGAATTGCTAAAAAATCAGAATTGTACTATTGTGATCCCAGGTAATCCCGAAATTTGTGCGGGGGATAAAATTGACATTAGACTTATCAATAAATTACCAGGAAAAGAAGCAAGAAAAGATCCATATGATCCAGAAAGCAGTGGCGTTTATTTAGTTGGTGAAGTAACACACACTTACGACACTACTGTTGGAACTAATGGTAGGTTTACAACCACTCTCAGACTAATGAGAGATTCATATGGTCTAAAAGACAGACCATCAAATCATGGCACTAAATAATGTATACGGAGGTAACTAAACATGGATAGTATCGAACAACATATTGAGGCAGACAAGGAAG